ATACCGGCAAACTCTTCGGCAATGGGCCCAGACGAAAATTATATACCAATTATGACTAGAGGTACCTCTTTTCGCTCTACGACAGGCTTATCGTTTGTATTAACCAAAAACATAGATTTTAGTGATCCAAGAAACGATGTAATAGTTGCAAGGGTAAACCCAACAACAGGCGCTCCAACTCATTATGCAATAAAAGCATATGGACATGTGGTATCAGGAAACTTTGCGCAAAAAGAAGTAGCCACAGGAGCCTATGAAAGATTTAAAAGAATAAACTTAAACGTCTTTAATTTATCAGAAATAATAACCATTTTTGACTCTGAAGGAAACGAGTATTTTGAAGTTGATTATTTATCGCAAGACATGGTTTATAAAGAGGTAGCAAATAAAAATTATAAACAGGATAACGTACCATCAATCTTAAAGCCACTATTGGTATCCAGAAAATATGTGGTAGAAAGAACCGCAAACGGCGTAGTCTTACAGTTTGGAAGTGGAAAATCCGGCGACTCAAATGTCGTTGCCAGTCCACAAAATGTTGCAATGGATATATTTGGCAAAAATTATGTAACTGATACATCTTTTGATCCAACTAGAATAACAAAAAATACTAGCTTTGGTATTGTTCCTACGAATACCACATTGACTATTGTATACAGGACCACAAACCCAACTAATTCAAATGTCGCAGTGGCTTCGTTAAATAGCGTCAATATACCTAAGCTTTTATTTAAAGACGAATCAGCACTAAACCCCACAATTGTAACGCAAGTATTGGATTCTGTAGAAGTATCAAATGAAAAACCAATAGTGGGTGATGTTACGAACCCATCAACATCAGAGATTAAAAGAAGAATTTATGACACTTTCCCAACACAAAACAGAGCGGTAACGCAAGCAGACTACGAAAACTTAGCCTACAGGATGCCAGGTAAATTTGGTTCTTTAAAGAGAGTTAGCGCCCAAAAAGATCAAGATTCTTTAAAAAGAAATATAAACATGTACGTTATTTCTGAAGATACCTCTGGAAAATTAATAGAATCAAATTCTACAATAAAAAATAATTTAAAAACTTGGCTTAATCAACATAGAATGATAAATGACACAATTGATATATTGGATACATATATTATCAATATAGGAATTGAATTTATAATAAAAACAGTTGCTGGGGTTGATAAATCTAGTGTGCTTGCAACGGCAATTAATATCCTCAAGCAAAAATTTCAAAGTGGATTCTTTATTGGTGAGCCATTGTACATAAGTGACATTTACTCAGAATTAAAAAAATCCCAAGATATATTAGATGTGATAAAAGTAAAAATAGTTAATAAATCTGGTGGTCAACATTCGTATGTTGCTTTAGATATAAACAAAAATCTATCCCCAGAAGGCAGTTATTTGATATGTCCAAAGAATGCTATTTTTGAAATTAAATTTCCAGAAGTTGATATAAAAGGAAAAGTTCGTTAAATGTTATTTAGATACACTGCATCAGCAGACACCACGATTGTAAATGCTTATCAATTAAATATGCGCACTCGTGGCACAGGAGCAAATGCCGGCCAAGCCGACGTTCTAGAGACCTTTTCCATATACGGAAGACAGCAGGCAAGTAGCTCTACCCAGCAAGCTTCACAAGAATTATCTAGAATTTTAATAAAATTTCCAATAGAACAAATTTCTAGTGACCGAAGTGCTGGTACTGTGCCTGCTTCTGGAAACGTAAAATTTTACTTACGAATGTTTAACGCACCGCATTCAAAAACAGTACCACGTGACTATAAGATAGTTGTATATCCGGTTTCACAATCTTGGCAAGAAGGTGAAGGCCTAGATCTAGAAGGATACAAAGACTTAACCAAAGGTAACCCAGGATCAAACTGGATATCAGCCTCTAATTCATCCCCCTGGACTAAAGTTGGAGGTGATTATTTAACTGACGATACAAGCGTAATGTACGAAGGTACGTTTAATTCTGGATTAGAAGATTTGGAAATAGACATATCAAAAATAGTAGAACAATGGATTGATGGAACCACAGACAACTATGGACTGGGAGTCTTTTTGTCTGCTAGTTATGAATCTTATTTTTCATCATCAACGGGAGAAGATACTGGAAGTGTTTTAAATAATACTGAGGGAGCAACAAAATCATATTACACAAAAAGATTTTTTGCAAGAGGATCACAATACTTCTTTAAAAGGCCTCACATTGAGGCAAGGTGGGATTCTTCGCGAAGAGATGAAAGAGGCGAGTTTTACTTTAGTAGTTCATTAGCTCCAGCCGCTGACAACTTAAACACTTTGTACTTATATAACTTTATTAGAGGTCGCTTAGTAGACATTCCTTCTGTGGGTACTGGAAAGATTTTAGTTAGCTTATATTCTGGTTCTGCCACAAACTCATCCCCATCAGGCTCTAAGCTTGAACTCTATGACGGCAATACAAATATAACAGGTGGGCACGTATCAACCGGAATATACTCCTGCTCAATTGCAATTGCGTCTTCATCCACAGAGACACTGTATGATGTGTGGCACAGTGGTGGCGTAGAGTTTAGCACCGGCAGTATTCTGCCGCTTGTGTTCTCCACAAGACCAACGACAAAAGAGCCAGTTTACTACATCAACATTACTAACTTGGCAAATACCTATAGATCAGATGAAACAGCAAGAATGAATTTATATGTGAGACACAAAAATTGGAATCCAAATATATATACTGTTGCATCTGTAAATACTGAAACTACAAACATACAAAGCGCATCTTATAGAGTTGTAAGAACTTACGATAATGAAGAAGTTGTTGCTTACGGCACGGGATCAGATTTTCACACTGGATTATCATATGATGTTTCTGGTAACTATTTTGATTTTAATATGGATATTTTAGAGCCTGGATACGAATATATGTTTAAATTTTCCTTTTATGATAGTAGAATGAATACATGGAAAGAACAAAGGCAAGAATTCAAGTTTAGAGTTGAGCAGTAGAGTTAAAAAATGAGTATTAAAAATTTATTTGATAAAAATAGAAAAAATTCAAGAAACTATGCTGACTATTCTACTGAAAAGGATGCATTTAATGAAGTTGAATCTGCTGCAAATGTTGAGCAGATAAACATAGAAAACTCAAAATATACTCCACAAGTAGATTATACTGAGCCTCAAAACTTTGTTAGGTTTGGCTCCGCTGAACTTTACTATAGTGGCGCCCTAAACAGAATTGCAGATTACTATCCCTATGATGGATCAGATGCAGAGAAGAATAAATTTTACAATAATCTGTTTGACGCTGAAAAATATATTTTTGATAGGTTATATCCAAGATTTACTGGTTTTGCAATTTTAGGAGCAGATGGTGTCTCTTTCGACTCAAAAACTGCGGATGGATATGGTCGACCTTCTGCCGGTTCTGAAGAGTACATATCGTTTTTTGGTGGACCCAATAATGGTCCAGGAGGTTCTGTATTATCTGATTTATCACCGAACCCATACAATAACAAATTTCAAGG